TGCCTCGTACATATCCCGATACACTTCGTTTAAATTGTGAAGCTCCGGCGCTTGTGACGCCAGTTGTAGTTTAGTCTGCGCCATTACAATACGCTGCGCCTGACTAAATACGTTAGGGTTACTAACGGGTACTACGTCTACGCGGTCATCAAAGTCCTCCCGCATGATGCTTTCGTCACCACCCGGTACAGTATATGGATACTGCTGGGGTAAACTTTCAGACATCACACGCGCAAGAATCTTAAACTCCTGCTTCATTGCATAGTGCAAACGCTTATGAACAGCACTCATCACACGAGTACCCTGCTCCATCATAGCGATGGTTGTACCTACCGCAGCTTGCTGATTACCGTCACCAACCTTGAGGTCCGTGATCGTCGCAAAACGCTGTCCAGCCTCTACTACAAAACCAAGTAGGTTAAATAATGTTTGGTCAGGACCTTTAAATGGCAGCGGCATAAGGCTGTCACGTATAGCCCCTCCGGGTGCGTCCACATCTCTGAACTCACCGGGCTGCAACGGATCGTCATCGTCCCTGATCCGTAGTCCGCGGGCCTTGAAGCCTGCTGGCAGATTAGACAACGTACCGGCGTCGATTAACTGTCGCAGCGCCGCTGTAGCGGTTCGTGACAAACCACCAATCGTATGGATCAAACCTAACCCGTAGAAACCGAATCCCGGTAAAAACTTAAAGTGGGTAAAGTATTGTATCTTTCTTTTTAACTCGTCATCTTCTTGGTAATTACGACGGATCGACAACACCTGACCATTGTCCTCGGACAACGTTACAACGTAAGGAACCTTAATACCTGTGGGTTCGCCATCGTCATCAAGCTCTTCGTAACCTTCCAAGTCTAAATCGACGTGGCATTCTAAAATTGTGCAGTCATAATCTATCTGATTAGGTTCCAGACCTTCAATACGGTCCATCTCACCTTCTAAATCAGACAATTCTTTTTGTGCTGGGATAACTTCAACGTCTAAATACGAGCCACCAATCTGTCGTTTGCGCAGATCGTTAAGTGACATACGCACTACTTGCGTAATATTAGGACATGTTTCGAGGTCCGAGGTCTCATAAGGAACAACCAAGTTCTCCGCTGGGACAAACTTAGATACCGCACGACCTAATGTTTCATCAAAATAAGTCTTCTTAAACGTAGAACCCGCCAACGGGAGATAAAACAACATCTGATCCATGTCAGGTGTGTATTCTTCCATAACACTCGTGATGTAGTAGTTCATAAACTGACGTACACGCGAGGCTTGCTGGTTCTTAGAAGTGGATTCTTTGCCCATAACTACAGTACGGACGGGACCCGAAGCAGGTAATAGCTCGTTAAAAGCTTGTGCTTGAAACTGAGTAGCCGCTTCAGCAAGTAACGGGTGCGTTACTGCGGAGGCTCCACGGAAAGGCTGGGTACGCTCATCGTAAGTAAAGCCTAAAAGCTCTAAACCGTTAGTATAAGCATCTTCCCACTCTTGGCGACTTGCTTTGTTAGCATCAAACTCACCAAGCAAATCACTGGAAATACGTGCCAACTCTCTGTCTGGCATCTCTTCTGCCAAGTTAGCATAAAAATCATCACTGACACCACGCTGGTCCTGTGGGTCAAAATCAATAACGACACCGCCGTCATCTTCTGGGCTTATCTCAATGGAGCCAACATCTTCAGCTTCAATGTCTGCCATCACTACGTTAGCACTATCGGGCAATTCGATCTCTACTTCAGCCGCTAAATCGTCCGGGTCTAACTGTGATGGTACGTCCATCAACCCTGCGTTTGGTTTACCATTTGCCATTGCTACTCCTAATATTCCGATATGAAGTAGCCGTACTGATCTCGGGGTATATAGAGATCGGGGCCCTTCTCGGGACTCTTGAAACTACGATCATTCGCAGAACGTCCCATAATTACATCTAGCTGTTTAAATATCTTTGCGTCTACCATCTTTGCTAACTGAGCAGGCGTCGCATCTATACCAGCCGCTTTAAAAATTGAAATACCTACCGCGTTGTTCCGCTTATCCATAGCACGATGTAGGCGATTTGAGAAACCAATATCTTCTCCAAGGTTTCCTACCGTCATTGCGGTCTTTGGGCCGTAGTCCGCGGCCATCAAAGCACTACCCAACATGTGCCCACGAGTGTCCGCTAGTTCTTGAGGGGTGGGTAAATCTTGGCGACCGGCTGGCCGACCATGACGATTTGGACCCTCTATAGGGTCTTGAACTAACGGATAGTCGTAGTCTTGTTGAAGGGTTTCGTAAAAAGTATTACCTTCCGGATAATATGTTTCACGGGCCTCGGAATTTGGATTACCCGATGCTCTTATCTCAGACTGTCTGTCCGCATCGAACCGTGCGCCTTCAGGAGGAGAAGCAAAAGGTGTATATTGTTCTGCAAAGAAGGTTCCTACGCCGCGTTCGTCAAATTCTTCTTCTTGTACAGGTGGAGGTAATTGCTCACCACCTAAAACGACCGTAGCTCCGCCGTCCTCAAAGTAGGAGACAAATCCGCCCGCTCCAAGATTTACCGCGGCACTATTCATTTGCAGGCCTTCCATAAAAAAAAGTTAATAATACGCTTTCACTTTAGCATGGTTTTCGTCATCTTCCCAGTCATCTGTTGGCAGTTGTACAAAGTTTCCTTGTCTATAGCGCATAAGCGCCTGTGTCATACTATCTACCAAATCATCGTGTTCTCCATTAGGAAAAGCAGCTACTTCTTCGATTAACTCGTCCGAAAAAGTCTCGTCGGGGGCCCAAACCATCCCTGCTTCAAACAATGGCGATACACTATGTACTCGACTCACCTTATCGTTACCGCGGCTCGGTGTAAAGTTTACAACGGGTATGCCCATGTTTCTTAACTCGTGTGTCAAAGGCAGTCCACTAGCTTTGGCTTCAACAATAACAGTATCTGGTTCCCAAAACTTATAATTGTCAAGAGCAACTTGTTTCAACTCAGGAAAATCCCAACGTCCCTTTTTACTATCCAATAGGATCAGGTTGGGACCCGAACCACCCTCATTGGGGTAAAACACCCCCCACGTTGTAATTGCAGAATAGTCCGCCGTTTCCCTTTTACTAAACGCCGTATCGTAACTTTGAATCACATATTCCAATTGCGGAATCTTTTCAGGCTCCCAAACACGCCACCACTCACGTCGAATGATCGCATTTTCTTCACCCGTAGGATTTTGTTGATACTGAGCGTTCCACTTAGACGGAGGAATTGACGCTTTTACCGCGGTCAAATCTTCAAGACTCCAATACTCAGGCCAGCACGGAGTCCCATCTTCAAAAATTGCAGGCAACTCCACAACTTCCCATTGGTCCGCCAACGGGTCTTTTGCCATAGATCGAAGCAATTGCCCCGTCATGTCCTTCTCAGACCATCTAGTCTGAACAATGACGATTGACCCGCCCGGTTGTAAACGCTGTCTAGGACCACCTGTGTACCAATCCCACGCATCATCAAAGCCAGTGTTGCTCATCGCCGTCTGCTCCGAGTGCGGATCATCAATAATCACCAAATCACCACCACGACCAGCCAAGTTCGACCCAACACCCACCGCGTAATACATTCCACCACGGTTCGTGTCCCACCGACCAGAGGCCTTACTGTCCGCAGCAAGCTTAACTTCAGGGAAAATATCCTTGAAATCGTCACTCTCAATCATGTTTTTTGTCTTACGACCAAAGTTAACCGCTAATTCTGTCGTGTGCGTCGCCTGAATGATCTTCATTTTTGGATTACGGCCCATCATCCACGCCGGAAACAAGAAAGATGCAAACTCAGACTTCGTGTGCCGCGGTGCCATGTTGATGATTAGGCGCTTTAATTCGCCACGAGCAACACGATCTAGCTTCTCCGCAATGATTTTGTGATGACGACCCGCGATAAACTCAGGCCAAACGGTTTTTACGAAAGTTAAAAAATCATCTTGGCACTTCTCGTTCTTCTCAAGCTGCGCGAGCCGTAGCTCAAGCTTTAGTTTTTTGTCTTCTAGCAACGTGTTTTGCGCTGTACTCATAGGGGTCCCTAGCTAATTTTTCATACGCAGTTTTTAATGTTTCACGTGAAACAATTTGCGATGTTCCACGTGGAACATATCACGCATTATATGCGATTTTAAGCACAAATATAAGACAGTTAATTATGATTCAAAAAATATGGTAATTATTTGTCAGAAACATGGCCTTTACCCTCGACAGACCGACGCCGGGTGCTGGGCCTCGGATCGCGGTTTTTGTTTCCCGGAGCTGGGCTTTTGACCCGATAGCCGGGGGACCCTGCGCAATGTTCCGGGCTAATGGATCACGGCCCACGGCCAGCGGATCGAAGGCGACCGGCGGCGGATACCTGGCACCGGCCACGGTGCAACGTCCGCGGTTTAACTTTCACCGGCTGGGATCGGGGACCACGGCCAGCGCGGCGCGGCTAACTGCCACCGGCTGGGGTTCGCGGCCCGTAGGTTTGGGAACTGGTACGCGGGGCGGGGCCCGCCTTAATTAACTATTTAACACGGGCATAAAAAAGCCCGCACGGTGGCGGGCTTAGTGTCGGCGGATCGGCGGCGTTAGTGGCCAGCGTCCACCAATTGCTGCGCGAGTTTCTGCGCCTTAACATAAGCCGCGTCGGCTTCGTCTTGGCGTCCGCTCATCATCATCATGCCCATGAACTGCAATTGGAAAAGCAGCGACTGGGCGGGCGTGGTTTCGGTTTGCTTTGCGGCTTCCATCAGTCAAACCTCGCGATCTTAGTTTCACGGGTTGCACGGTCGCGAATTGCGGCAATGCCGTATTCATAAACGAAACACTCGAAGCCCTCGAAGATGAAACGCGCCAGCGGTGGCAATGCGTCGTCGTCTTCGTGATCGCTTTGGTAAGTCCCGTTGTGATCGTCAACGGTCCCATTGAAGGGATAGCAGAACCCGCCGAACTGGTAAGCGTTATCCATGCCCGCCGCGATGGCGTCCAGTGTTAGCGCGTCGGCTTCGATGCAGGCCTGACAGAAAAAGTCGGGGATGATCCCGCAAGCTTCCGCCAATTGTGCAGGCGTTGCCCCGCCTAAGTTGTTATCGCTGGCAGGATTAAAAACCCGATCCAGTAGAATGTCCGACGGGCGGACGTTTAAAGTATGAACGTTTGTCATATTGTTTTTCTCCGTAGTACCGGCGGCTTAATTGCTGCCGATGTATGGGATTATATGGGATAACTTTATAAAAAGTAAACCCCCAATAAAAAAGCCCGCACAATGGCGGGCTTTGGTTTCGCGTTGTCGCTGGTGTTATGCGGC